CGGGTACCAGCACTGTGTGTGGTAGCCGTGGTGTCACGAAAACCTCTACCGTATGATGGGATAGTTGCCGTATTTGTAGTACGGTCAAAGGAATCTACCCAGATTAGCTCGTCATCAATTTCAACCAAACCACGAGTTAGCACAGTGCCATCGGCAACTGTGAATGTGGTATCAGTTGATCCAATATCTGCTGTGAGGAAAGTGGCCTGATCCTGACGGTTGGTGTAACCAGTCAGGGCAAGGTTGGTCTCATCAATCAGGTTTACAAATGTACTCACGATACGATCCTCGCTGCCGCTTCATTTTCGCCAAGGCCAAATGTGCCAGCGAGTAGGTTCAAGATGCCTGGTGTATCTTCAAGATAGTTCTTGCCACCATGGCGTGATGCATAGATCTGATTAAGCACGTCAATGCCACGAGTAGCATTGTGTGAACCAAGAACAACTGTTCCCCACTTGAGAGCAGCACCATCAAAATCGTACTGTGGTACACCATTGATAATGGTGCCTGCCAAACGATTGAGATGATATGTTGCAGTTAAGCCGTCTCCTGATGCCATATCAGATCCTTTCTAAAATTGGTTAGTTACTTAGTTCCGCCAACACCGTCATACTGACCGTATGGATCTTGTGGTTTGCCTGATAGCTTGTCGCCAGTCTTGCCGATCATGTTGCTATTGCAACCGCACTCTACGCACATGTTATTTACCCTTCTTTGCTGGTAGGACTTTCTTCAAATTTGGATTAGCCTTCTTAGCGGCTGGTGATGCCTTACGAGTTGATGAAGCAAGAATCGCTCCAGCTGACTCCATTGATACGCCTGACTTCTTAGCAATAGACTTTTGCGCTGCGGCAAAGCCCATACCCTTTTTTGCTGCCATTAGACAACCCCTGCTTCTGTGAATGACTTTGCAGTCTGTTTGGTGATTTTGTTTGTTGCTGGCATTACGTCAGCGTTATATGCCTTGCCTAGAGTTTCGCTTGCCTGATGGGCTTCACGAATAGCCTGAGTTGATGTACCAGCAGGTTGAATACCCTGCGCTCTTGCATCACGATAAGATTGAAGTTCCTTATCCCACTTCTTCTGGGACATAGAATCGGCTCGTCCAGCGTCTCCTGTGTTGAGTTCTAGTGTGCCGAGCTTGCAAGCAAAGCAACCATCAACATAAACGCTATGCTCAAAATGATCCGATGGTGTTTCCTCATAAACGAATGGGGTGGTACTAACTTCGCCACACTCTGAGCAATCGTATTCAACTGGGACGGAATTGTAGTTCTCATCCATTCCCCATTTGCTTACCCTGCTTGTATGCTGATGTTGCATTTTTGACTTCCTCAAAGAAAATTAGGTTGCGCTGTATGCGCTCGTTTTCAGGACCGTTAGCCTTCACCGCTTCGCGTGTGAAAGTTATTGCTTCATCAATGTGCTTGAGATTGTAAGCAGCGATTCCTGCAAGGTCGTAGGCTTTCCAGTCCCAGACTGCTGATTCGTAGCAGTAGTGGTTTGATCTAGGAGCCTCCAGAGCGTTAAGAGAAGCATCTAGGCATCGCTGCCATTCTTGCTTTCTGTACGCATCCATTGCCACACCGAACTGCGGCTCACCTTGCACGGGAAGAATGTCTCTGCCTTTGTCATACCACATACGAGCAGATTCTTCTTGGCCAAGTTGATGCGCTGCTTCTCCTGCCCATCGGCAGACAGCAGCACTTTCAACATCCCAGCCACCATTCTCTAACTTGCGTTCAGCTGCTTTAATAACATCTTCCCATTTGGAGTAGAAGAAGTATTCTCTGCACATATAAGTCCACATNCGTGGATCTTGGGGAAATTCTTTGACTGCCATTTGCAGCAGTTCTATGTATTGACCGCGTGACTTTGTGTTGTCTGGCAAATGCTCAATAACAGCATTGCGGATGTCGCAGTCAATCGTTTCGTGCTTGCCGTAAAAGACTTGCACTTCATGGCATGGATACTTCCATGTCCAATTCCATCTGGTATGAAGCCGATCACGTTCCCATTTGTTGTCATCGGTTTTCATGGTGATCCAGCCTAGGTCTGCACCTGGCTTCCACTTCTTACGAACCTTTTTGAAGAAATCGGGTTCTGGCACTTCATCTAAGTCTAAGATCAAACAGACATCAGCATCTTCTGGCACCAACGCAAGTGCTGCGTTACGAGCCATATCAAACCTAAATGGCTTGATGTTGATTTGATGAACTGTTACTCCCAGCTCTTTAAGTTTTTCTTGTGTGCCGTCCGTGCTGCCAGTATCAGCAACAACAACATAATCAGCGCCAGCACAGGCTTTCGCAAAGCGTTCCGCATGAAGAATCTCATTCTTTGATATTGCATACACAGCAATCTTCATGGTATAAGCCTATCACATACCGCCAAGCATTAGTATGTCGTAAAGATTGGCTGAGCCTGTAGCACCTGTTGAACCCGTGGACCCTGTTGTTCCCGTATTACCTGTAATGCCAGTCGGTCCTGTCGGGCCAGTAGGCCCTGTCGTTCCAGTCGCACCAACGCTGCCAGTAGCGCCTGTTGAGCCCGTGTTTCCAACAGCCCCATTCGTTCCAGCAGTACCTGTAGCCCCTGTCGCACCCGTGGCTCCATTGGTTCCATTTGAACCAGTAGGTCCAGTTGGTCCAGTTGCACCTGTAGAGCCATTAGTTCCCGCTGTTCCTGTTGCGCCTGTCGGTCCTGTTGCTCCTGTTGCGCCGTTGGTACCTGCGGTACCAGTTGCTCCTGTTGGGCCTGTAGCCCCAGTTGCTCCGTTAGTTCCTGCGGTTCCTGTGGCACCCGTTGCTCCTGTCGCTCCAGTATTTCCAGTTAATCCAGTTGAGCCAGTGTTACCTATTGCTCCCGTATTTCCTGTATTACCTTGCGATCCTGTGTTGCCCGTTGCTCCAGTTGGTCCAGTAGGACCAGTGTTACCAATAGCGCCAGTGGCACCAGTATTACCAGTAGAGCCAGTGTTACCTGTAGAACCTGTCGCACCTGTAGCCCCCGTATTTCCTACTGCACCCGTAGGTCCAGTAACGCCCACGTTGCCAGCAATGGCAAAATTCCATGCGGCAAATGTTCCGCTACCGCTTGTTAAATCTGATGTAATAATTAAAGTTCCGCCACCAATGTAGTTGGCGTAACCTTCTATCCATGTGGTTGGCGTTGTTGTGTAAATAGCCCTAATACGCTGGCCAGTAACAAATGCACCAGCATCCGCTGTAAGGGTAAATGTCTTAATACCAGTGCCGACAGTAACTGATGAAGTTGATGTTATTCCTGAGTAACCAGCACCAGTGTTACCAGTTGCACCTGTATTACCTGTAGCGCCCGTGTTACCTGTTAATCCAGTAGGGCCTGTAGGGCCTGTTGGACCTGTGCTTCCGATAGCTCCAGTCGCACCAGTGATTCCTTGTGCGCCTGTATTTCCTGTTGCTCCTGTGGATCCTGTTGCACCAGTCGCTCCTATCGCTCCTGTAGGGCCTGTATTGCCCTGTGAGCCTGTATTACCAGTCGCCCCAGTATTGCCTGTGGCTCCAGTATTTCCAACGGCTCCTGTGGCGCCTACAGCGCCTGTATTGCCTGTGCTTCCAGTGTTTCCAACTGCGCCTGTTGGGCCAGTAATGCCTTGCGCTCCTGTTGCTCCGACAGCACCTGTAGCACCTGTGATGCCTTGCGAACCCGTAACGCCTGTGGCGCCAGTGTTGCTTGTGGCACCAGTAGGACCAACAGGGCCAGTCGCACCAACGCTACCTGTCGCACCGGTTACTCCATTTGCCCCTGTGGGTCCAGTAGACCCTGTGCTTCCAACAGAACCTGTTGAGCCATTAGCACCCGTGGGTCCTGTCGCTCCGACGTTACCCGTGGATCCTGTAATACCCTGGCTTCCAGTAGATCCAGTTTGGCCAGTGCTACCCGTAGCACCTGCTGCACCCGTTGATCCAGTTGCTCCAGCAGAGCCAGTGGCTCCAGTATTTCCTGCCGAACCTGTTGCTCCAGTTCCGCCTTGTCCGCCTGTACTTCCAGTGGCTCCAGTTGCACCTGTGTTACCTACCAATCCTGGGTAGCCCATTGGGCCTTGTGGACCGATAGGTCCAAGTTCTACGATGTCAAGTTGAGTCGTAGCAATGTCATAAACGTTAGTTGTGACTGGGATCTCTACAACTGAGATGCTATCTGGTGTGACTGCCATTAGTGTGTCACGCTCGCATTTACAACAAAGGTTCCCTGAAGAATCTTGTAGACAGATCCGTCTGTATTGTTTGTAAGATTCAAGTCATACTGGTATGTACCAGCTGTAAGGGCTGCTGTCTGAGCAGCAGTAAGATGAAGGTTGATACGGCCATATGCGGCATCAATTGTTGCTCCGCCTGTGGCAGTTGAAAATTCAACAATAACAGCTGTATCGGTTGCTGCTCGTACCTGCATATCAGCTGAGTAGTTTGTAAGATTTACAGGCACTCCGCCAATCTTCCAGACTGGCTTAAGGTCAAAAGTAGTACCTTGATAAACTGTGAGGTTGTATCTACCTGGATTCATCAGGACTCCTTAGACTGTTGTGATGTTTGCGCCGTAACCAGCGTTAATCAAAATTGTTCTCTCTGGGTCGGTGATGATGTACTCATGCCCGCCGAGGTAGCAGTAATCTGCCGCTTGCGTTTCATCCACGCCTGGGGTTCTTTCACTTTTAACTGTTGTGCCGTATACAAGAATCGTATTGGCACGGGCAATTCTATAACGCCAGAACAATCGCGTGAAGCCTGCTGGGCCTTCTTCCACCGTAGGTGGCTTAAACATGTATGCCATTGTTCTCCTTATTAGGGTTAGCCCCCGCCGAAGCGGGGGACTAACGACTACTTAATTAAATTAAGCGTTGTGAATTGAGGACGTTGACTCAATTCGTACGAGTGATGGCTCACGGTAACGTGCCCATCCAAGTACGCCGTACCATCCGATTGGACGGAAACGCATCAACTTGTCAACGATTGGTCCGAAGATGACATGTGGCTCTTCAGCAACTGCCTCTGCGAGTGCCTGCTTACCTGCAACGAGTGTACGGAATACACGAACGCCGCCTGTAGCGTTGACATATGAAGAAGTACCGAAAGTACCTGATGCTGAACCAGCACCTGTACCGTCAGTGAAGTTGGCCATACGTGGAGACTCAACGAACATTGCGCCTTCGTATGTTCCGATTGTGCCTGGCCAGAACTCAGAAGCACCTGTCTCTGAGTACTTGTGGTCATCACGCCATCCGCCAGCACCAGTCTCAGCACGAAGATCGTGTGAAACTTCTGGGTGGATACCAACCCAGTAGTACTCGCCCTGACGTGGGACAGCCTTGTTAGCACGGAGCTTAGCGACAGCCAAACGGATGTCACGAGACTTGATTACGTCTGTTGAGAGGATTGACTTGTTAGTAGTACCGTTTGTGTATGTACCTGCGAAGGTAGATACTGCGTTACCGTTAACTTCTGCAATTGCGTTGATTCCGCCTGTGAGGGTAGAAAGCGCAACTGTGTCAAGTGAGTCAGCCATGTTGAACGCGATGATGTCTGCAATCGCTGGATCAACGTCTGAGAGTGAGAACAATTCAAGCTTACGGGTTGCAAGTGATGCATTTCCGTATTCCTGAAGTGTTACTGAAGCTGTTGTTGTGTTACCAAGTGCAACTGCATCTGGATCAACTTGCTCAGTAAGTGGTGTTGTTGCAGCCGAGAGATCAGTATAGAACTGGAAAACGACTGATGAACCAGGCATAGCCTGCTGTACTGGCTTCTTGTCCGCTACATCGCGAACCATTGGCACAGCACGAAGGGCGAACTCTACGTAACGATCATAGGCGGTCTGTACGAGTGAGGTACCGAGCGAGCCAGAGGTCGTATCTGTATATGCGTTAGCCATTGTGTGTCACCTTCTTTCTGTAAAGGTTTGTGCTTGGATGGGNTTTGTTATCGTCGGAAACGTTGGCTTGGTGAGCCTGTTAACGCGTTAAGTTCTTCAACTGTCTTTGCCCCAGCAATCTTTGCGGCCAGATCNTGGTCACGAGATGGGGTNTTCGCGTTTTGTGTTGCAGCGTCAATGCGCTGATATGCTGCCACGTTTGCTTTGGTTTCTTCTGATGTTGGAGCAGGTTCCTGTCCAGCGATCTGGAAGCCGAATACATCGGCGTTCTCTGATAGCCAGGCATCAACTGCTTCAGGCGTTGAAATATCGCCAGGAATAAACTTGGCGACCTTTTCTGGTACGCCTTTATTAGCCAATACTTCTTTGACTGAACGACTACGAAGATCTGACTGAATTTGCGCTAACTGATCAGCCAGTTCTTTCTTTTCTTTCTCTGCACGCTTTAGAGCCTTGCGNAGATTTGCTGGNCCATTATCTGNCTCAGCTGTTTCATTAACGAAGTCATCTTCGTCATCTTCATATTGGTTTGCCATACGGCACTCCCTTTCGTTGATTGAGACGCAGGCCACAAATTCTCACAGGGGAATGAGGTTTGGCTCCCGCTACCAGTCTTAATACACGTCATCGGCGCTGGTGGACCGTGACGGATTCTGTTTACTGTAGGCCGCTTGTATCGCTAATGCCTAGGCTGCCTTTACCTGCTCCTGATGAACCTGAGAAGGCGCTGATTTCTTGAGTCTTGAGACGCTCAAGTTCTGCTTGGGCTTGTGCCTGAGTCTGTGTACCAGGCTGACCGAATACTGCGGTCTGTAATTCCTGACCAACATTTCCTGCTGTGCCGTAACCCTGATAACGATTAGCAAGNGCTTGTGTNGCTGGCAATTGCTGAGCNATGTTNTGGAATCCAGTCTGTGCTTGGGCTTGTGTGACACCCGCTGCTGCCAACTGCATTGCATAATCTTGTGTGGTGTTAACACCAGCACGAGCCGCTTCAGCTCCAACTTGTGCTGCCTGAACTTTCTGAGCAACGATGTTTGATGCAGTTGCTGGATCAAGAAGATGGAATACCATATCGCCAGTGCCAAGACCCATTTGATTCAATTGCTGAATAACATAAGGATCTTCTGAATTGACCGCTGTTGTGGCTGCATCAATACGCTGTTGAACTTCTGCTGGTGATACATCTACAGACATGAGCTTGCCAATGTAATCATTTGTAATTGCTGTTGTAGGCAATCCAGCGCGTAACATCACTGATTTATATTGCTGCTCTGTAGCAAGATATGTTGCTGGATCAAGGACTGGCAAGCCAGCTTGCTGACGAGCAGTGTTTGCTGAGAATCGTGTCTGCCATGCAGAGGCAAGAGATTTGATTGAAGGGTCTGAGGAATTAACCGCAGACGGGTCTTGAATGACCGCCTTGATGGTGTCTGATGTATAACCCTTTTGCAGCAAACCTGTGATGCCAGATGCAATATCTCCGCTTAGGCCGTAACCAGTAAGTGTTGCCGTAAGCAACTGAAGAGCATTTTGATCTGTTGATGGTGCAGCATTAGTTGATCCTGTTGCTTTTGTTGGCGTAGTTGTTGAACCAGTTGTTGAATCAGTTGGTCCACTCGTAGGTCCGCCAGTTGGTCCTTGTGGGGTAGAATAAAGTTGCCATTGGCCAGAATCTGTGCCACCAATCCAGATATACTGCTTGCCTGCTGGAGCATCTGGTTTAACAGATTTATTGCGTAAAGGATCTACGACAACATCTGGTTGTTTTGCACCCGCACTTGCGACAGCGGCAGATTCAGGTGAATAGTTAATTGCTGCCGCTAAATCTGCGGCGCTTGTCCCTGTTGCTGGAATAACTGAGTCAGACATTCCGCGATTACCATAATCGGTTTGTACTGTAGATACAGATGTTGTTACATCCCCACCATCAATAAGTTCATCTGCGCTTAAACGTGCCATTAGTTTGCCAATCCAAAACTCTTGAGGAAGTCTAAGCCTGTAGACATCAAGCTGTCACGAGCATTATTTGTTTGAAGCCACTTGGGATCTTGACGGAGCAAGTTCTCAAATTGCCAAGTAGGCATAGGCTGGCTTGTACCATCTGGTCCAACGGTAAGCCCTGCTGCTTTTTTAATATAAGGATCTGTAGAAATATCTACAGCATTTGGGTCAATTTCAAGGATACGAGCCATGGAGTTGATATATGGTGAAACAATATCTGAAACCTTGAAACCTTTATCAATTTTATCTGCGTATCCAGACCAATCCAACTTTGCCTGATCTTTAATCTGACCCATAAAGTCGTTAATAGTTAAACCGCTCTGTGGGTTATTGATTTGATTTACGGCATTTTGGTACCAGGAATCAACGTGAGCAATGCCCATTTGCTGGGCATATGTCTTAAGAGAGTTGATATTGTCAAGTGCTGTGCCGCCAAGTGGGGCAACTGCTGGGCCTGTAGCACCCGTTCCTAGCGCACCTGCGGCACCAGTAATTCCCTGTGTTCCACCGTTTTGTGCAGCAAGGGCAATCTTGCTCTTAAGAATTTGCTGGTATCCAGCATTGCCAAAAGCGTTTGAGTCATATGCTTGGAATAAAGACTTGTCAGCAAGATCCTGAATAACAGAATCGCTTAATGTGCCATAACCCATTTCCGTTGCAAGCTGCTTGATCTCCGCAGAACGGTTCTGAATATCAATTGGGTATGTATTATTGATAAACTTGGATGTGGCATACAAAAGACCTTGATCTTTGTTTGCTGCAAACCAATCAGTCTGGCGGAAGTTTTTTTGGAATGATAAAGCGTTGCCAAGCCAACCTTGCTTCTGCGCTTCTGCTAGGAAGCCAGAAAGGGTTTGCTGCCAAGCAGGACGGCTTGGGTCAATTTTCTTGCCATCATCTTGGTGCCAGAAAGCGTAAGCACCACTACCTGGTGTTGTTAGTGCTGACTGCACATCCGCTGGGCTAGTTAAACCTCCAGCAAGACCACCAGTAGATCCTGTATCAAATGCAGGGGCAGGAGGTGTGGAGGGACCTGTAGGTCCAGTTGAAGCAACTTTAGGTTTAGTAGCCATTATGCAGCACCCGCATCCGATTTAGCCATCTGGGTTAACATGTCAAAAGCAGTCGTTGCTGACTGGAACTCCTGAGCAGAAGCAGATGTTTTAATTTGCTGAGTAAGAAAATCTTGTGGATTTACGCCAGTCGTGACCTGTGTACCGCTAACAGTTCCACGCTTACCTGATTGCTGGTATGTGGTTTCGCCAGTATATTTGCCAGGGTTTGCCTTTTCAGCGGCAAGAAGTTCTGCGCCATATTGCTTAATTTCAGCAGGCGTAGCGTAGCGACCAACAAGTTGCTGAAATAAACCGTTAACTGTTGACTCAATATCAGGTTGTGAAGTTTGAGTTAGGTATGTGGTATTTGTTGTTGTGGGAATTGCATATGGATTGGAGGCGCCGCCTGTTAGACCAGCAAGAGCCTGTGCAAAAGCACTCTTGCCAGCAGCACCTGTTGGTGCTGGTGCTGGTGTCGCTGATGGTGTTGCCATTACGATACTCTCCTAAATACGCCATTGATAACATTTGCAAGATTTGAATTATTGGTCATTTCTTGATCCAAATAATTGTTCCAAGCATCTTGAATTGCATACCCGATACTTGTAAGTTTTGTGCCTTTAGTCTGCTGGCTAATGGCTGCGTGGTAATCGTTGTAACTTGAAAGCAAGTCTGCTATACCTGTTGCTTGCTGTGAGTTACCCAACTTGCCTGTGCTTTGCAAAGACTGGAAATCTTTGAGAGCATTTTCGGCATCTACAGTCTTGGTTGGATCTTTGTAACTAGCCCACCAAATTGGGTTCTGCTGTCCGTATGCTTCGCTAACAGACTTCCAAGCCTGTGAAATTTGACCAAGGGCTGTGATGTTATTTGTAGCCTTGGCCTGCTTAATGGCATCTTGNTAATCCTTNAAATCTTGGCCAAGATCAGCCCAACCCTTTGCAACATATACCGAATTCATAAACTCTGCTGGTGTCTGCTGAGCGCGAAGGTGCATTGTAAGCAACTTATTCTCAATAGCCTGAATATCGCCACCAGCTGTGTTTTGAGGAACAAGGTATGCAGCGCCATTTGGATGGCTTTGCATAATGTCTTTGTTGGCATTTAACCAGTTAATGGTTGCATCCGAAAGCGGAATTGTTGCTCCGTTTTCTTTGGTCTTTGAGAAGCCTAAAGTGTAGGAAATTGCTTGGTTGCCATGGCTTGATAGGAACTTATCTTGTGCCTGAGCNATTGTCATGCCAGACTTAAGCATGTTTTGATANTCATCGCGTAAAGATTGCAAGTTCTTATTGTAATCCATATTGGATACGTTTGGNGCNAANGGCAAGAAGAATGAAAGCAAGCCCTGAATAAACAGGTTTGACTTTGCGTTGTTTTCAATCTTGTCAAGGATCTGCTGTTGCTGAGCAGGTGGCAATGATGGGAACTTATCGTCAATAAGTCCATGGTATTGCGCACTCGCAATAGCAACCAAAGTAGCGTTGTGAACTGCGCTCACTCGTTGATCCATTGTCAAGCCATTAAAGATGGCCCTAACGCTTGAGTTGGGAAGAACGGTATCTAGCCAGTTAGTTGCTGGGTATCCGCCTGATGCAGCACTTGCTGCTTTTTCCATCCACGGAAAGCGCTTACCAAGTTCAGTTACTGCAAGGTTTGCCATTGGTGAGATACCTGGCATCTTGACTTCTGGGAGAACGGTTGCAAGAGATGCAGTGTTTCCGATAACGGACTCTGGCATGCCAGAGAAAGAGTTTAATCCGATGGCTTGGAGTCCACGGAGTGCAGCATTACCAAATTCACCAACAAGTGGGTAGACAATATATTGCTTGCCAGTTGAGTCGGTATGTACAAATCCAGGATTGTTCATTCCCTGCTGGATCATCTGAAAGTCTCTGAATGTGCGGATGGCACGACCATCTTGCAAACCAAGGCGACCAATACGCTTTAATGCCTGTTCCTGTGCAAAATAGAATGGGAACAAGTTACGGCTCATTGTTGCCCACTGGCTGCGAAGTGCAGGGTTGTGGATCAATGGAACCATTGCAACTGTTGCTTTCTGGCCTGCTAGGCGTAGTGCCTCATCCTCAGTAATTGCACCTGAGTCAAGAAGTGGCTTGAGATCACGGAAGTTCTCATATAGGTAATGAGCAAAAATAGGCTCACGAGAGATATGATCAATAACTGGGTTAATAAATGTACGGTATCCAAAATCAAGAACCTTGTCTGTAGCATTTGCCCAGTTTGGTTTGTGAGACTTTCCAAGGATAGCAAATGGGCTATCTGTAGTTGGAATGTTCTTTAGCGCAGGCTCGTATGTACGCTCGCCATTCTTGATGTTGTTGATAAGATCTTCGTGGATTTTTCCTGAAGCACCTTCAACCAAACCACGGAATGATGAAACAACTTCGTTGGCATATGAGGCGGGGTCGCCCTTAGATAGACCAACCATTGTTGGGCGGAGATCCTTGTACTGGTTTGTATCCTCAACACGAGCTTGGAAGGATGCCTTAACCTTGCCCCANTTTTCATCATTAGAAAGTGATGACCAGTCTGGTGACTTTGANAACTTCTGCCAGTCTGCTGCAATATCCTGAGCCATCTGCTCATTGCGCAACTTGGATAGNTTCTGCGCCCAGTACATATGGTAGTGAGGATTTGTGCCAGTAAGGCTTGCAATTTCCTCGGTTGGCTTGGCTGTGTGGCCCATCAACTGTGAAAGAATATCTACACGGTCATCGGCATTGTTCTTAAATGACTTGCCGTGATCCGATGCAACGCCTGCTGGGATACCTACGTGACCCATTAACTGCTGGTACTTGGTAACAACATCTAACTTATCAGCTGCTACATAAGGAGCAATTTTGCTGTTGATAAATCCAACTGGGCTGATACGGTTGCGAACACCACGAATATCTGTAGCCAGTTCATTGGCTCGTTCAGTGGCGCTGAGGCTCTTGTAGATGTCAGCCTTTTGCTTGATAAGTTTTGTTACAGCGTTGTCAGTAACAGACTTGCCAGAAAGCAAGGCAGCATGATCTTCGCTAGTAAGCGCCTGAGCAGCAGAATCTGCATAACGGGCAATAGTGTTGTCATCTAGCTTGTGCAAGATGTTGTACTTTGCTGCACTTTGAGCAACCTGAGTCTTGAGATAATCGCCAAGACCAGCACGGATGATCTGGTGTAATGCCTCAGATGAGGCTACGCGTAGACCAAAACCTGTTGAGAAAAGGGTAAGCGGTGCAAAGATCTTATCAGTGTAGTAAGTAAATCCATCATCCAACTTCTGATAAAGAAGGCTATGAATTGTTGACTGACGCATAGCGTTACGCAATTCTTTGAAATCAATAAATGCATTGTTACCGCGTTGCCAAGACCAAAGGGCTACACCCTGCTTACCGCCATCTTTCATATCTACATAACCACGTGGTGCGCCTGACTCATCATGGCCATAGGCAATGTTTGTCAATTCACCGTTATCTGTGGCACGTTGCGCCTGTGACATAACACGGTTGACGATTGCATCGTTAGATGAAAGACCAGCGTTCTTGACAACTTCCTTGACAAGATTACCGTACATTTCTTGCTTTGTGGCAAGATCTGGCTCAAGCATGATTTTAGCAGTATGCTCAAGAGCAAGGTCGTGTGGCATAGCGTAGTAAGCCATGTTGTAAATCTGTGGCGCAAGGTTTGGGTCATCCCAAGTAAAGTTTCTACCTGATTGCTCAAGTGCCTTAGCGTTAATAGCCAAAGCCTTATAGCCAGTAAAAGTACGAACCTTAGCGGCAAGACCATTAAGTGCTGCTTCCTTGGCTCCTGAAATGTCAAACATACCCAATTTGGCAAGGGCAGTTGGAAGCGCACCCTGAAGTGTTTGCTTCTGTATCGTGCCATCTGAGTTAAGAAGTGGGTTGCCTGCTTCATCAGTAACTGTTGATGTCTTAGGCAAAAGCAAGTTGCGTTCTTCGTTAAGCGATATGCCAGATTGACGGATAGCCTGAAGGCCTTTGTCAGCAAATGCACGAGCTGCTGTCTGGGTAGGCAAAATCAATGTTGTGCGTGGGGCGGCATCTTTGGCAACAAGTTCTGATGAGTAAAGTGTCTTACCCATTTCATTAACAACTTGCTGTGGCGTTGATGCTTTAGCAAGGCGCTCAGCTTCATAT